ATATACTGGGGGTTTGATAATAGTTAGGTGGTGATAGTTTATTTTTTTATTTTTTAAGTAGGGGGGGTATGAAAAGGATATGACCCCAGTATGCCCCCCTTATTTCATCATCTTAACCCCAACGGGTATTTTGGTTAAATCAACCCCACCCTTCGTATCGTCATCTACAATATCATCGGGGTTTATTGCCTTCACATTTTCAAAATCCACTTCTACGGGAACTCTTTTATTCGGGTCATCGCTTCTAAAAAACTGCTTCAAGATGTATTCGTTTTTCTTAAAATCCACCGATTTATTCAAGTCATCAAACATATCCAGAAAAGTGGAAACATCGCTAAACAAGTCCTTGCTTCGGTATTGCGAAGAATTGATGAAATGCAGAAAAGCAGCGACAAAATATCCACAAGCGTTATTGAGGAGCGACTGGACGTCTTTTGTTGTGTGCGGAATGCTTCTCCCAATGGTTCGTTTTACAGCCGCTTCTATATCTTGGCTCATACCCGCCCCGTATGGATCAAAGAATATTCCCTCTATTTTTCCATTGGGATATTGATTAATTTGTAGGGCAGTCCAATGCGAACCCGTATTTTGCTTACCGTCACTATCCAATGCGTCCTCATTGTTAATTATATAACCCGTATTCATTTCCAACTTGTCTGGTAGTTCATCTTTGAATACAATCTCAGCCAAAGGAAAACTCATTCTTGTGCTTAAAGATTCTAACTGGTCGTTCGTTAAACTCATCTATATATATCTGTTAGATTATTAATTATGGAAATCTACCTTTCCGTAAATGTGTTGTTGTCGCAACGGGTCTAAATGTTACTTTTTAACTCTTACCTTTTAACTTAAGGCTCGTTGTATGTCGTCCCAATACCCAGGAATGCCTATATAACCTCCTCGCATTTTCTTTCCTTGTCCGCCTCCACTAAACTTCTGGTAGGCTGGGGGTAGTGTGTGTTGGAATTGGAAATTAGCCGAGTATGGTTGTGACTGCAAAGCGGGTGGTAATACAGACGCTCCCTTTTGACCCAGTTGTCCGCCCGATGCCCTAAATCCAGAACCAGCCCTAAAACCTCTACCGTCTTGCTTTCCCGCATACATTCCTTCACCAGTTCCTCCTACCCATCTCATAGAACCTCTGTTTCCTTGCATATTAGAATTAATATGTCCTCTATCGGGTTGGTTTATAGCCGTTGGTGCAGACATTTGTCTTTGTCTTGCTTCGTCGGCAAGGGCTTGTAACTGTAGATAATCCATAGATCCCGTTCCAGCCCGTTGCATATACCCCACATTAGAACCCATAAGGTCGCTCATTGCACTCACTCCAGATGGATTATACACAGCCGTTCTTCCTCTTGTTCCTCCAGCATTGCTGGTGCGACCTCCCGCTTCACCGAACTTCTCTTGACGATATTGGTCGGGATTATCAATGTAACCTTTTACCTCCCCAGCAGCCTTCTTGCCGACAATATTACCCAATGATGTTCCTGCTGCAATTGCAAAAGGGACTAACTGCGGTTGTCCTATGGCGAGGGCGGCGGCGGATAATGCACCCGCAGCCAATCCTGGGGCGTAGTCGGCAAGTTGATCTACAGCAGCCATCACTGGTTTTTTCAAAACGTCACCTACGGCATATACAGCCTTCTTAGCCCCAATCTTACCCAACCATTTATCAAACTTTTTACCGAAAATACCTTGACCCGACATCTCAGCACCGCCTTGGGCGTTCGCTAAAAGTTCTTCGGGAGTTAGGGACATTTCCACTCCTTTACCCTTCCCGAAGGCTCGGGCGATTGTGTTGTATTGTGCGGGTTTTACAATCATACAAAAACCCTTTCCTTCCATAGCGGGTTTAATTCTAACCTTGCGACCATTTCTCAATTTACTCAATTGGGGCTGTGAAGCATTGAACCAGACTTTACGATTATCCATTATACATTACGGGGAGAAAAGAAAATAACCACAATCGCTAAAGGTGAGATAATAAGATAAGTTGTGAATATCTTATTATTTATTGTTAAGGACTTACGACAATCTTTTATACACAAACACTTTTGTTATATACAATATATACAATATGGTTTTAATGTTTTGTTATTTTTTCCGCCTCTGTTATGCTCTTAAACTCTTACGCCAGTCAAAATATCCAAATCCACTTGCACTCCGTATTCAATGAAGCACCAGAAGTCCAAAGGCAATGCACCAGCATTCTGTCCTACAAGTTGGACGCTCTTTGGAACGGATTGCTCTACGGGCAACATACGGCTGAGGTCAAGGTAGTAGAAACTCTGTTCCAAATCAAAGCCTTCTCGGTTGATTAAACCACTGGCTAAACCGTCAGTCATATTTCCATTTACAGCATTCACTCCGTAGAACTGATTGTTGAACTCCTCAAAACTGTAACGTTGTGTGTTATAGATGGCGTTCTGTCCGCTCACAACAATATTGAAGTTAGTAAGTTGGATAAGGGGAGAAGTTGCACCACAACCCGCTGGGTCAAAGGGCGACTGATAGACGGGCATACCAACGGGAAGTTCTGTTCCACCAGCACCAGCAGAAGCGGTGGAGTAGAAGGGAATAACCAAGATGGATTTAATGTCCGCAATACCGTTTGTTAAGAGGCTATTTATTTGCCCTCCTGCTGCGGGAACATTAAGCACTTGGTATTGGTAAATATCAGTGTATTTAATGCTTTTGACTGGAGAACTGAGATAAGACATCTCAAAAACGGGATTGAAGGTGTAGGAGGGGACATAGAGGTAAATAGATCTTGCGACACCACCAGTTCCAACTCCAGCAATAGCAGCCAGAGTGGGGTCTAAGCAAGTAGCACCAACGGATACATTATAGGAATATGGAGTAGCCGCACCCGAGCCTCCGTCAGCGAACACAGTCGCAGAACCATTGAGAGCATCAGCCGAAGCGATCATACAAGGATTAACACCGCCAACGGCATTGGTTACGGAGTTAATGGTTAAAGCACCACCTATACCAGCCGAACTGAAATTGGTGGTTGTGTTATTAAGATTGAGCGTCATTTTCATATATGCTCCCTTAAGCAAAGGACAAAGGCTAAAGAAGGAGTGAAGATGTTTGAGGTAAATCGTCGCCATCACAGAAATCTGGATTACACCTTGATTAGCACCATTAGAACCATTAATCTTGGTAGAAACATAGGACTTCCACACTTGCCCTGCGGCGGCTGCGGTAAGCATATTGGTGTAGGTTGTGCCGCCACCAGAAGCACCAGCGTCGTCGTAATTGATGTAAGATTGACGCTTTGTTAATCCCATATTTCCACAACCAGCATTGTAGTTGTTAAACTGATTGAGAGTGGGAACTCTCCAACTATTAGTGTTGTTACATACACCTTGCCCTGCGGGGGCTGCAGAAGCGATGGTGTTAAAGGTAAATGCCGTTGGATCATCGGGGTAAAAACCAATAGTAGAACCTTGGCTGACGACATCAGCCCAAGAAAATGAAGTCATCAACTTGAAAGAGTTCCACATATTACACCAAGGAGTTTGCTGTATGATCGTAGTTCCGTTGTAATCCAGAGTTAAGGAGTGTATCATCTGCCCGAACCAATTTTTTAAACCAATTGCCTGATCCGCACTGTTTCCTGTAGTGTTGGGTAGAAAGCCAACGGAAGCGACGAATGCTGGAGAAGTGGAAGCACAAGTCAAAAGCATAGGAAAAGCCAAATATGCCTCTCTATAGGACATAAACTTGTTGGAGTTGGAGAGTTGAGACGTATCAATTACCGACTGATTTGAATTGTAGTTGGCGTTTTGATTATCTAAGATATTCAGCCAATCTCTCTTTACAAAAACGGAGGGAGAACCCTCAACCTCTTGGGACAAGTCAAAAACGAGTTTATCACACATTATATAATACCAATAGATAAGAATCTGTTGGGATTATAAATATTTGGTATTGCTAAATCAATTGCTTATAAAGTGAAATTGATATTTTTTGGCTTCTTAGAAGTCGGGGTCGGTTGGAGGATATTCAATTTACCCAATTTGGACGTAAGATTTTTGCCTAAACTCCCGCCTCCCATACCCGAACCTTTCATAGGATTTCTACCCGTTGTCGCAATGTAATCATCAACCCCCGAATAAGAACTCCCGCCGCCTAATCCACCGTCTAAAAGAAGACTTCCGCCTATCATCTTTCCTTTCGTATGTCTGCTAAAACCCTTGTGATTGCTTGAAGGAAGGTATATTCTACTCAACATCTTATACAG